GGTAAGGTTCCTGACTTAACTAAGGGTGCAACACACTACCATGCAAGGTACGTTAACCCGTACTGGAGTGCATCACTTAATACTACTGTGACTTATGGGTCACATGTATTCTATGAATAAGTCTGGGTAATGGTAGAGTGATTGACCAGACTGTACAACTATGGCACAGTTGCCGTACATATAAACACAAGGAGAACAATATGCCGTTTGATATTCCATATAACTTAGACTTCGACATTTCATTCGAAGACACACGTATGTCTGACAAGAAGTACGTCATCAACCAAGACACGGGCCAGCCCCTTGGTATTGTTGGTAAGTCTTTTCAGTGTGCATCACATGGTGATTTCTTTCGTGGTGTAGTTGACACTGCAACGGAGACACTAAATGCAAATGACCTAGAAGATGCTGACTACACCTTCCGTACTGCACGTAATGGTGCATGGGCTATGCTTGATATTACATTACCTAACGTAAAGTCTATCATTCATACAGATAAGTTTGAGACTTCCATTGGCAATCGTATCGTCAGCTTGCATGGTATTGATGGGTCATGTAGTAACCAAGTATTCTTTGGTGCGATTGATTACTTCTGTACCAATGGTTGTATCAGTGGTGATCACGACAAGGTGCGTAAGAAGAACACATCTAACTTCACGATGAATAGTTTCATCTATGAATTAAATCGTGCAAGGACTGACTTCTATCAACACGCAGAACAGATGCAAGTATGGGCGCATACTGACCTAAAGTATGTAGACGTAAGCACACTGCTTGATGACATGCTTGGGTCTAAGCGTAAGTCTGAGCGTATGTACAGCTTGTACATGAGTGAGGCAGGTGTGCGTGGTCACAATAAGTTTGCACTGTATAGTGCTATGACTAACTACGCTACCTATGCAGATGAACGCAACGGTTTCAACCTCAAGCAGACAGGCAACGACACACAGGCAATGTCTATGTGGTCACGTGAGCAAGAGGTATCTAAGTGGGTCAGTGATGACAGGTTTGCATTGCTTGAGGCAGCGTAGACATGGGAAAACATGATGTTTATATAAATGCTACAGAGGCAGGTATGTTAGGCTTGCCTCTGAGATATGGAGATACGGTAATAGATAAAAGGTTTTCAAACTATAATATGAATAAGAAAACAGGTAAGATTACTAGGGAATTTTTACCTAAGCCCAACTCTGTTGCTAGAATTACTAAGTCACGGGTCGCAAGATTTAAAAGATATAGGCTAAGGGCCTTTACAGATAGGGTAAAGACGTTGTTTGGCTGTCGCATTTGTGGATACAAGAAAAATCCAGCGGCTCTGCACTTTCACCACATAAACCCAGCAGAAAAAACAACTGACGTAAGTAAATTAATTAAAAAGAGCTGGGTTAAACTAAAAGAAGAGATAAGAAAGTGTGAAGTACTCTGTGCAAATTGCCATGCAGAAGTAACATTCAAAGAAAGTCACCACCTATATGAAAAGGATAAATAACTTATGCCTATACTACCACGCTATGTACAAGAACGAGTGTCTCCAAAGGGTGACATCTCGTATCGCTTCAACCCACCGCAAGTTCTTGTGGATGAGGATGTAGTTGTACGAGAAGAGTACGGCAGTGACCTCAAGCAAGTGCGACAAATTGTCAGGGTACACAACGCAACCATTGACACCTACCGTGAGGCACAGTCAAGCATACTACGCATTAAACCTACGAGCAAAGTGACTGACTTGATTAATCTGTACTATCAATCTAATGATTTCAATATGTTACGTGACAATACTAAAGTGGATTACAGATACTTCCTTACAATTCTCCACCAGAGTTTGGGTACACGTAAGTATGAGATGGTGACATCGAAGATGGCTAAGGCTACGTATGAGGAATGGGTCAAGCGTGGCATTAGCTTTGCTAATCATGCTGCAACCTGTGCCAGTAGGGTGTACAACTACGCTATCAAGATGGAGCATACACATCAGAACCCTTGGTCTAAGATTGAAAGGTACAGCACACCACAACGCAAGGTAGTGTGGAGACATGAAGATGTAATCAAGTTTCTTGATACAGCATACAGTGACTACGAGTACAGAAGTATCGGCTTGATAGTACAGATGGCATACGAATGGTGTCAACGACTAGGCGATATGCGTACACTACAGTGGAGTAACCTTGACCTACAGGGTAGGGTACTTAAACTAGAACAAAGTAAACGTAGGGCTGACGTAGAGCTTCCCATCTCACCTGAGCTAACAGACATGCTGATTGAACAGTCAGTGCAGTTTGGGTTTCAATCATACGTAGCACCACATCCAAGGTCAGTGATGGGTGAGTACAAACCGTATGCAATGGAGCGACTGTCTAAGGTAGGCCGCAGGGTAATGAGGCTGGCTAAACTGCCAGAAGAACTACGACTGATGGATCTACGTAGGACAGGAGTGACACAGATGATTGACAAAGGTGTACCAATTGGGCAACTAATGTCAGTGACAGGCCACAATAATGTGTCTTCTGTGAAACCATACATGAAGCATACATACGATGCTGCAAATAATGCCTTGACACAGAGAAACATAAGTGTACAATCGAGTACTTAACGAGTAACAAAGAAAGTGATATAACATATGAATATAAATAATATCATAAGTGATCTATCACTAGTAAGTGGTGAGACAAGACGTATGACTTGCCCATCATGTAATACTAAGAACACATTCACTGTTACCAATAACATGGGTTCTGTTGTATGGAATTGTTACAAGGCAAGTTGTTCATTGTCAGGTGGTACTAACGTAGCACTGACAGCAGATGACATACGAAAGTCTCTTGGCTTTGTTGCAGAAGAGACACACGTTGCAACATTCGTTAAACCTGAATGGTTTGTGCGAGACTACAGTAAGATACAAGACTTCTGTTCTGAGTGGGCTATCAACCCACAAGGTCTAGGGCTATTGTACGATGTTAAGGAAGATCGTGTGGTGTTCCCTGTTGTACATGGCGGAGTTATGGTAGACGCCACAGGCAGATCATTGGGTAGGAAGCTACCTAAATGGAAACGGTATGGAAAAAGTCACTTGCCATACGTGTCTGGTCGTGGTAAAACTGCTGTAGTTGTTGAGGACTGCGTAAGTGCTGCAGTTGTGGGCGAGAGTGATGTATGTGTTGGGGTAGCAGTGTTGGGTACATCACTATCCATTGGACACAAGGAATACTTATCGCAGTTCTCAACGACAATCATTGCATTAGACCCCGATGCATTGCCTAAGACATTACAATTCGCAAAGGACTTGCGTGGCTACGTAGATACTGTTAAGGTACTACGACTAACAGATGACCTCAAATACAGAGAGCCAACCGACTTGGCTAACCTTTCAACACTAGGAGAATAACAATGGAACTATCCCTTATCCGCAGCCTTATGGACAAACCATTCTATGATGATCACAAGGGCGCACGTTGCCCAGATCGTTTGTTCAGCAAGGATGTACGCAAGATCAAGCAAGCCATCGACAGTGCTATGGATCGTTACGAACGTACCGTAACACCAGCAGAGATTGAGGCATTGTTTATGTCTGAGAACCCTACCCTTACTACAGCACAGAAGCAGGCGTTCAGCCTATTGTTTGTACAAGTTAATAAGCAGGCAGTCATGGGTAGCGACATAGCACAGGACGTACTGTCTAAACTATTCCAACAGGTAATAGGTGAGGACATTGCTAACCTTGGATTTGATTACGTCAACGGTAGCAAGACTAGCCTTGATCCACTACGTCAGATGCTTGAGCAGTATGCCGATGACTTTACGCCTAATCTAAAGGTTGAGTGGGAAGACATTGACCTTGATACTATCATAGCTATGACTGACCTTGAGTCACAATGGACATTCAACATACCGACACTCACCCGCAAGGTTGAGGGCATCAACGCTGGTCATTTGATTGAGGTAGGCGCACGTCCTAACACGGGTAAAACATCACTACATGCCTCACTTGTAGCTGGGCCTAATGGCTTTGCATGGCAGGGCGCTAGGGTAATTGTCCTATGCAATGAGGAAGGCTACCACCGTGTTGCCCACAGATACATTACAGCCGCAACTGGCATGGACAAACATGAGATCGTTAAGAGCAAGACACAGGCTATGTCTATCTTCAATAAGATACGTGACAAGGTTATGTTCAAGGATGCAACAGGCCGTGACATGAACTGGGTTGAGTCAGTATGCAAGTCATACAAACCTGACATAGTTATACTAGATATGGGTGATAAGTTTGCACGTACCGCTGGCTTCTCACGTCCTGATGAGGCACTCAAGGCTAACGCAATACATGCACGTCAGATAGCCAAGCAACAGAACTGCGCTATGTTCTACATGTCTCAGCTATCAGCAGAAGCAGAGGGTAAGGTGATACTTAACCAAGCCATGATGGAAGGTAGTCGTACAGGTAAGGCAGCAGAAGCTGACTTGATGTTGATGATCTCTAAGAACCCTACAGTTGAGGGACAGGACGAGGAAGACACACAACGTCACATCAACGTGGTCAAGAACAAACTGTCTGGCTGGCACGGCATTGTACACACAGACCTTGAGTACAAGATAGCAAGGTATGTATGTTGATATGGATAAAACAGCACCTTTTAAAAAACTACTTGCAAATGTAGTAACTAATGCTTCAAGGCCATCACCTACCAGATTATCTTCTACACCAGAGTATAAAGAAAAAAAAGTTGACCTGACAGT